AACGATTGCTGTAATACCTAGTGCTGCGCACATCATGTAGAACACGAAACCTAGAGCTACCCCCCTAGAGAGATCAGCCCGGCAGTGCGGCCCTGGCATATTGATCTGGATATCAAATAGACCATATTCGGCCCTGGAGTGAGGACCATTCCAAGGGAGATGAGGGCGAAAGCAAGCCAATTCTCAAATATAGGCATAATTTTCTACAAAGGTTGTCGCATTCAAATATGCAATTACAGGTACGCTCTTGGTCGTTAGCGATCCACCACTGTAACCTCTGCAAGTATGCTGCGCGGTCAGCGCGACATCTTCGGCCACGCATCCCGCATCAGCGCGGCGTCAGCGGCGCCGTGCAGATCAGCAGCGCCGCCAGCAGTCGCACCTCGTAGCCCTCGCGGCGGTCGATCTCGGCGAGATTGGTTCAACTGTCACGGGTCGGCTTTGGATGGCCTTCCTGATCAATCGCAAAAAGCATTCGGCGATCAAGAATCTGTTACATTTCTTGCAAGATCGACTTTAGCCCAAAGTGAGCAAAAAAGCCAAAATAGATGAAACCTCCGATTTCTATCGTTATAGCCTGTGGCGTCATGGCCGCAATCTGTTTAAGCGTAGGCTGGATTGGCATTACTGAGCATCAACTTACAACCGGTGGAAGACTTGGCATTTCCTCTTCTTTTGGTCTGAGTGCAATAGTGCGCGGTTGGTTGTTCATTGCAGCCTCATTTGGTTTCATCGGAATTTTGGCCTCGCGTTCGAGCTTTAGAAATGCCATCTGGCTGGGCCTGTCAATTGTCTACTTTTTATTTGCGGCAATCTACGGCTATTCGTCCTGGCCCTCCGCAGGAATGTAGGAGGTCATCGCGACACCTTTGGCCAGGAATCCCGCATCAGCGCTGCGTCAGCGGCGTGGCCATCAGCCGCTCTCGCGATGTCTGCACCGCGCTCTGCCATACGTCCACCTCGGTCTGCCAGCTCTTGGAGTACGGCTGTGCAGGTTGTGGCGTACTGAGCGAGGGCGGGCTGGGCAGCTCCAGCGATGCGCTCGGGGAGGCCGGCAAAGTCGCCCCGCATGCCTGCAAGAGTGCTACGCCAGTCACGCAGACTGCGATCCAGATCCTGCTGCGCAGCTTGGTTGCGCTGGCCCGTGGCCTGGAAGGTTGCGAGTGCATCGGTCAGTCCTTTCTGAAATCCGGCCATGTCCGTGACGGCCTGACGGGTGTCGGCCAAGTCGGCCATGGTCTGCTGGTGGCGCAGTTGCTCCAGCTGCAGGCCGTAGCGCTGGTCCTGGGTCCACCAAGCGCCGCCAGCACCGATGACCAGGGCCGCTCCAGCGGCGGCCAGCTGGGTGTAGAGCGTGGGGGTCACGACACCCCCCTTTCGCACAGTTGCCGCTCGGCCGCGCGCCGGTTGACCAGGCCCGGCAGCTGCTTGCCCCCGGCATGGGTCCAACGGCTCAGTTCCGCGCAGGCACCCGGCATGTCTCCGGCATTGGCCTTGCGCGCCAGCGTGCTGCCGCAAAACGCCCCATTGCCCACGTTGAACGCGAAGCTCAGGAAGGCGGCCTTCTGGCCGTCTGTCATGGGCTGCCGCACGCACTCAAGCGCGGCCGTGTGCTTGAGCAGATCCTTGTAGAGCAGGTCTTCGCACTGCTCACGCGTGAACGCCTGGCCCATCTGCAGCTCTGGGCCCGTGTGGCCCGTGCACGCGGTGATGATGCCCACGGGGTCGCGGTAGGTGGCCTGTACCGTACCCTCGTACTTGGCGACCAGGGGCACGGCCAGAGCCGCAGCCGCTGTGCCGATGATTGCGATCAGCTTTGCCTTGTTGCTCATTTCAGGTGTCCTTTCAGCGCCGCCCAGAAGCCGAGGCACGCGGCGCAGGCTGAAGCGATGTAGCCCAGCGGCTTCGCAGCCTTGCCGATCCAGTTCAGGACGCGGAAAGCGCCCTGTGCGGCCCGGAACACCTCCACCAGGTCGGCCGTGTTTGCTCGCACCTGCTCGGTGGCCGCCGTGTTCGCCGCAAGCTCCCGCTCCATACGGGTCATCCGCGCGTCCCCCTCGTCCAGTCGCGCATTGATCGCCGCAGCGGTCTGCGTGTTGATGGCATCGCCGTAGTCGTCTTGCATTGGCCCTCCTCCGGGCAGTTTTGGGCATGAAAAAACCCGCCGAAGCGGGTTGGTGTGGAGTGGTGTTGATCAGAGCGTCACAGCGAGACCGAAAGCGGCATCGAGCGATTCCGGCGTGCCGCCCAGCTGGGTCCAGAGCGCGGACAGAAACGGGTTGTGCCGCTCCCAGGTGTCGGCCTCGTACTCGATCTGAGCCGCACGCTTGTCGGCACCATCGGGCATTGCGGCAATGGCAGCCTCGGCGGTATCGAGCAGGCCCAGCATCAGCAGCGCGAGCCGGCCCTGGCGGCGGGTGCATGAGATGTGCGTTACTGCGAGCGTGGGCTCGTACTGCTCGGCCGCCACGCGCCAGGCGCCTGGGTGCAGCTGCTCCGCAACTTCGGGCGTAGCGATGATCGTGTTTGCGACTGTGCCGTCTGCGTTGAGTATTTCGATTCGCATAATCACTCCACGGGCTCGTAAATAAGATAGGCATATGCACCACCACCGATCCCGGTGAATGACTGCGAATACCCGGCGCCTCCACCTCCGCCGTAACCGCCATGCGCCATTGCTACCTGGCTGGACTGAGGACAATTCGCACCGCCAGCGAATGGACCGGCCTGCCAAGAACTCGATTGCACTCCACCCTGACCTGGACTACGACTGCCAGGCGACGAAGGCACTATTCCAAAATCTTCAAAAGCCAAATATGGGATCGAAGAAAAACCGCCATCCGATCCAACACACCCACCAGAAAATACCCCAGCAGCATTAACAGAGGCAGACCGCCCAAGACCGCAGCGAAGCACATCACTCGCCGCGCCTGCGCTGAGAGCTTGTACCGACCCCGAGCATGTTGCACTGCCCGCACGAATGCCGGGCACCCAGAAGTCCCCGCCCGTCACTGTGGCGGATGGCACAGGCGCATCAATAGTGCCCGCAGAGGTCCTGAACAATCCGCCCTCGCCACCCTGAGCTGTAAGGATCGTCGATCCATTTAGTACAGCAGTCGATACCCCGCCCTGATTGCCTGCAGTCGCAACCCCGCCAGTAGGCTGCGCACCACCCGCGCCAATATTGACAACCAGCGCATCGTTGGCAGCAACGCGGAAACTCTTGACGCCCCAAGGCCCAGAGTTACCGCCAGTTGCGGCAACGCCATTCGACGCCGACGCAACAGTCGCGCCACTGCCTCCAGATCCCTGCATTGCCAGCCGCACGTACCCCGCTTTTGGGAAAGTTATGCTGTTGGTGGTGAAAATAGCCATTTTCCAGCCACGATACGGAGACACGCCCCCACCCAAGAATTGACTTGCAAAACTCATTTCAACCTCTCAATTCATCAGGAAATGAAACGCCATCCAAATGGCGACTGATACTGCAGCATGATTGGAAAATAGGGATTGTCGATAATCAGGTCTTCTGCCAGCCCCATAATCAACTGCCCGTTCCTGGCTATTACGTTGTCGCGCCGCAGGTTGTCGCAAATCACGGCAACCACATCCCCATTCACGGGAGACGCCTGCAAAGTAACTGTGGTTTTTGCCGCGTTCTGGAGCCCATAGCGCGCGCCAGGGGCTGCCGCTTGGGTGGTGCCGGTGACAGGCACGTAAACGAGCACGGATGATGTTGAACCACCAGGCGCCGCCACCCCAATCACCCAATCGGCTTTCGCTGACGAACCCGTGAATGCATCGACGGACAGGGAGAGCGCCCCGGTGCCCATGTTGTAGCTCGTCACGTAGCCGCTCATCCGCGTGTTCGGATCGCTGGTGGACGTGGCCACAACGTACATGCCGGTCACGAACGAGCGCGATGCTTCGATCGTGAAGCTTTTGGCGCCAGCCCCGGGCGTCACGCTCGTTGTGCTGCTGCCCTTGAGCTGCTGGGTAGCGAAGACGGCGGCTTGGTCGCGGTAGCCTTGGGCGGCATCACGCGCAGCCTCAGCGCCAGTCTTTGCAGTGCTTGCCGCTGTAGCCGAGCCAGAGGCAGCCGTGGCACTCCCCGCTGCTGCCGCGGCAGATCCAGAGGCTGCTGACGCGCTGCCAGACGCGGCACCGACTGAGCCCGAGGCGTTTGCCGCAGACAAGGCCGATGCGTCGCGGGCATCCTCGCTGCCTTCGCGCGCCTCGACGGCTCCGTCGCGCGCCGCCTCTGCCGCCTCCCGCGCATCCGCTGACCCACCAGCTGCGCTGGCGGCCTCTTGTGCGTTGTGCTGGACGTTGGCGGCCAGGGCGTTGATCTCGCCAACGAACGGACCAGGACCACCCATGTGAGACCCGAAGTTGTAGGCTTTGCTGTTGTATGTGCCAGCTGCTCGATCCGACAGAGCCGGGAATTCCGGTATCGGCGTGAGCGTGGCTGCTGGTTCGATGGCCATCAGATGCTGCCTTTCACGATGAGGTTGAGAGATGTCACGCCCCAGTTGTCCGCACGGATGGATCCGGTGAGAAAACCGAGGGTGTTGAGATAGCCGTAGCGCGGGAGATCCGACGCCTCAAAAGGCACTGCCATGTCAATCACTTCGCCAAGGATGGCGTCCGCATACATCGCTTGTTCGGCGCTCAACACCACGCGGCAGGTGACATCTCGGGCATTCCCGCGCGGGATCTGCTGGTAGGTTCCGTCGTCGTTGAACTGCCGATATGTGTATGACTTGCGCTGCGCCTCAGCGCCATACTCCGTCCCGCCAAAACTTGAGTCACCAATGAGCTGCCGCCAGTCCCCCACCTTGATGTCGCCAACGGCAACTGCCCCCTCGCCTGGAGAGTTGATGGTGACGGAGACCTCGGCATTCGGTGCGATGGGGATGCCGTCCATAGAGATCTTTTCCAGCGCTGGCAGCGGCGCAAAGAGCAACTCCCAAAACCCCGCCGCTTGCGCGAAGAGATCCCCGTGCTGCTCACGAATCACCGTGCCTCCAGGTGCATCACGCACGACCAGCGAGTAAGTAGCCCCCTCTGGCCCATATACACTCACCCCATTGATAAACCCCGGGGTCAAGACGAAAGTGATCGCCGTTTTGCCGCGCGCCTTCGTGGACGAGTAGTCGTCAAAAGGCGCCATGCGGTCGGTCGGCCCCTTTCGGAGCCAGTAGCCAGGATCAGCCTCAGGCCGTGCGGTGCGCCCAGAGTGCGCCCTCGTGCACGAATACACAGAGCCGTTTGAAGTGCGCAAGTCATCTATCGCATAGCTCCCACTCGCAACCCATGCGACCTCGCCGTTGACCGTATTGGGCTCTGGCACTGTAGTGCCCGGGGCGATCATCAGGCTGGTGATCTTCACGGGCACCATCACCCGCGCCGATGTGCTCATGCCATCTCCTTTGCAATAGCTTTGGCGAGCGCAGCCACGTTCATGATTTCCGTGCGCATCGCGTTCCCCCCTTCGGTCACGTCGTCGCTCTGATCAGCAAGAGCCGAAACCGACTCTCCTACGGCAGAAACGGTGACGCTGAGACGGTCAACCGCAGCCAGAAGGCGCTCCAGCAGTGCATCCGACCGACCGCCCCCCATTCCGCCGCCACCGGCCCATGGGTTGAAGGCTGCGGGCACGATGGCCTCGTTCTTGTGGACGATGGCCAGCATGTCATGCGGCACACGGTTGGTCCCGACGTCGAACCCAGGCACGCCAGCCGCACGCAGAGCTGCGAGCACGTCGCGCTCGTAGAACCCGTAGATGTCCGCGAGATCCTTTGCGGTAGCGCCCGCAGCCGATGCCTCAGCCCACAAGCCCGCAACATCGCCCGTGCCGTCATACCGCTGCTTGATCGCGTTGATGTCATCGAGATGAGCAATGCGATCAGGGTCCGTGATCGGGTCACGCCAAGTGATACCTCCCACGTTGTTGACACTGCCGTACTTCGATGTCGTGCCACTGCCAGCGCCGCCCTGCCCCCAGCCTGGTCGGCCGTTGCCGCCTGGTACAGGCGCCTTGGAGCCGCTAGAGCCTTCGGTATCTGGGAACATCAGCGCCTTCAGCGCTTCAACAGCCTTCTCGACACTCAGCGTGGCGTCGATCTGCGCCTTGCTGCCGTCCAACAGGTCGCGCCAGTAACTCAGCGTCTTGTTGAGGCCCTCAAGCTGCTCTTGCGAGTTCTTCAGCTGCCGCTCCTCAACGCCGAGTTGCGCATCACCCTTGTCTGCCAGATCCGAGAGCTGCCCAGCAAGAACGAGTGCATCACGCTCCCGCTCAAACTGGGTGGCATACACGCCGGAGCTGATGCCACCCCGCGCTGCGCTGATCGCGTCGGACAGGCCTCCATAGTTCGACAGCTTCGCGCCTGCACGGACGCCTGCGAGAGCCTCTTCGATGTAGACCATGCCTTGCGCCGCAAGCATCTGCTTTGTGGCATCGACGGAGCCGTAGAGATCCCGTGCGTTGGTCTTGAGCGTGTTGAGGGCACTGGAGAGGCTGTTGATCGCCTCTTGCGAGGACGACACGATGCCTTGCCAGTACTCCTGCTCACGCGCCACCGCCGCCTCGAAGTTGGCCAGCGCCGCGTCCTTGGCCTTTTGCTTCGCCTCCTCCAGGGCGCGCGCCGCTTCGTCAGCCGCCGTCTTCGCTGCATCAGCCGCAGTTTCTGCCGCCTTTTGGGCTGCGTCCGCTGCCACACCAAACAGCTGCGCCAGGGCCAGCAGCTTGGCCGCCAACTCGGTGTTGCCGGATGCCAGCGCGTCCTCGATGAGCTTCCTGAAGGCCTTCTTCGCGGCCTCGCCGCCGGCGGGGTCGATGTCCACGCCCAGGCCCTTGAGCTGCTCACGCACTTGCCGCTGCAAGATCTCGGCGCGTTCAGCTTCGCTGTAGAAGCCAGCGTAGAACGCATTGATGTTGCCCGCCAGAACCTCCAGCCCGCCGCTCAGCTTGAGCAACTCGGTTTGCGCCTTTGCCGTGAGATCCGAGAAGCCCACAAGCGTATTGGCCCAGCCCTTGAATGCTGTATCGATGGCCGCGATCCTAAGCAGCGCCTGGTTGAGGCCCTCGACCGTAACGTTCTCACCGACGGCATCCAGCTCCGCGCGCATCCAGCCGGGGATATCGCCCTTCTTGACCTCCTCAATCAGCGCGCCACCCATGTCCCCGACGAACTTCGCCCACGCTTTCTGCGGGTCGGTATCAAGGTCTCGATCCTTGTATTTCTTCAGGATCTCGCCCGTCGATTTGTCGATCAACTGAAAGAAGCCCATGGCTCCTTCGTCGCCGTGCTTCGGGTTGACGCTGAATCCGGCCGCAATGTCCAGATCCTTGATCGTCCCGTTGCCGAACTTCGCAAGGGCTTTGTACATGTCGAGCATGCCGTTGACCGTGCCCTGAAGCTGCTTGTCGAGTTCCTTGTTCCCTCGCTTCGTGAAGTCGCCGAGCGTGTTGCCCCAGGCATCCGTACCCAGAACTTGCTTGACTGCCTCGTCCCGGTCTGTGGTCGCGGTCGAGGCCACGCCACCTGAGTGGTTTGGCCCACGCGAAGAGAACGCACCACCCAACGCCAGGGCAGCAACAGCAGCAAGCGCCCAACCCCAAACGGGGATCGCGCTCAACATGCCCATTGCGCCCGTGCCAGCCGCGCCTGCTCCTGCGCCCGCACCCACGCCGGCCCATGCGCCGTTACCAGCGATCAGCGCGCCCAGGGCATCGCCGCCCATCATCCCGACAGCATTGGCTCCAAACAGGCTGGCGGTGCTCGCGCCGGCAGACATGCCCCACAAGGCCTGAGCGCCGGCACCAAACAATCCGGCGTTGTTGAGCGCGAAATTGCCAGCACCTCCGGCCCCGCCGCTCTTCCCTCCCACACCCATGATGGCGCTCACGCCGTACTGCACGATGGGCTCCAGCACGAGCGTGGCAAACAGCCGCTTCAGGTACTGAGCGGCATTTTTTCCGCCGCCCATGATGTAGTCGCTCAAGGTGCGGCTGATGGTCTGGGCGGTCTTGTCCCAGTCCTTCGCAGCTTCGTCCGCCGCCTTCTTGTTGCCCTCGCGGAAGCCCTTCTCCTGCAGCACACCCAGCAGTTCCTTGCGCGCGGCGAGCTCCCGCTCCAGCGCATCAATGGTGGACTGCGACTCCGTCCCCATGCGGGCCATCTGCAGCTGCTCTTCCAGGCGCGCGATGGTCAGGCGCTCCACGGCCTCGGCCAGCGTGATGTTGGCAGCAGCAGCAAGGGCATGCGCCTCCTCTTCCTGGCGCGCCTTGCGCACAGCATCTTCAGCGGACTTGATCGCGGCTTGGCGCTTGTCGGCCAAGCGGTCGGCCTGCTTGATGTCGTCTTCGATGGCCTTCTGCAGGTCGCGGCGGGCCTTCTCCTCTTCCTTAGCTAGGGCGATGGCGAAAGGCTGCTTCTTGATCAGGTCCTCGACGTACTTGATGTACTGGGCTTGGCTGATGCCGCCTTTGGCCAGCTCCTTTTGCCCACGCGCCAGATCCTCGTAGTAGGTGCTTGTGACCCCAGCCAACTCTGCATAAACCTTGGCTTGGTCAGTCAGCTCTTTCTTTGCAGCTTTCGCACTGGCCTGGTTGGCCTTGTTGTGCTGCTCAGTCACATAGGCCAACACCTGCTTAATCTCGGCCTCGGACTTTCCCGCCTCCTCCCCTTCGCGGCGCACCTTCGCCAGCTTCTCCTGAAGGGTTGTCTCCTTGTCGAGAGCCTTCGCATATTCCTTATCGAACGAAAGGCGCGCCTCCAGAACCCGAGATGACTCAGAGCTGGCCATGGCCGCCGCCTTTTCTGCGTCTGCCTTCTCGTAAAGAGCGGCGATCTCTTTCCTCAGGTTCTCGATACCCTTTTCACGAGATGCGCGCATGGCGGTGTTGTCAACTGCCAGCGGCTCCGTCAGCTTGCGCTGCAACTCAGCCTGCTTGGAGTTGATCTGGTCGTTGAGCGTGGAGGCGCGGCCCACGTTCAGCATTGCATCCCAAGCCTCTGCTGCAGCCCCCTTGATCGCGTTCCAGCCACGCTCTATGTAGCCAAGAGACTCGCGAATCGTTTTGCCTCGTTCTCGCATCGCGCCATCAAGAGCTTCCATGGCGACGCGCGATGCATCCGCCTTGCGCCCCTGGTCATCCAGGGCCTTGATTTGCTCGTATACCGAGACCGTCAGGAAGTTCGTCCCCTCGTTGAGCTTGACGACAGCGGTGAGCGGGTCCTTCTGCAGGCTGGCGAACTGGTCCGCTGTCTTGCTCACGGCTTGCCCAGTGAGCTTCTCCCACTCGATGGCGGTCTGCGTGTAGCGACGCAGCTCATCTCCTCCACGAACACCGGCAGCAACAAAATCAGCCAATCCAGCCGCAGCCTGGGCCTGCGTTCCAACAACCGAATCAATCTCCCGCGCATACTCGCGCAACTGGCTGGTCGTCACGCCCGAGGCATTCCCGGTCATGACAATGGAGCGCACGAAGGCGTCACTCTCCTGTGATCCCTGGTGATATGCGACAGCCAACGCAGCAACTGCAATTGCGGCCACTGTGAGAGGGTTCACCAGGCTGGCGACATAACCTCCGAGCGCCCTTGCTGCTTCGGCTGTTCCGCCGAACATATCCTTGAGTTGGCCGCCCTGCTGCAGGAGCACGGTCAAAGGCGCCTGACCAGCCTGGAGGCTGACCACGATGTCTGTGAACTGTGCAGGCACCTGGCGCAGCGCTGCGGCAGTCTGTGCGGCGGACACCCCCATGGTGCCGAGACCCTTTGTGGCCGCAGCCTGCGCAGCCTCAGCGATCCGCAACTGGGCAAGATACGGCTCCAGAACGTCGCCCCCAACTCCACGGTACTTGCCCCACGCCTCGAAGTACTTCGCGGTCCCCTTCTCTCCCGCCTCGGTGGCGACCAAGGCTCGCTGGACGCTGTTAACCCAGGACTTCTCAAATCCTTCCAACTTACGGGCAGTCTGATCGGCTCCGACCCCCATTTGGGCGATGCCTTTGCTCGCCTCCTGCCCGGCCTTAGTGACAGTCTGCGCCGTGTCCTTGGCGCCCTGCTTGATCTCGCTGAAGCCCGCCTTGGTTCCGTCTTCAGCGACCACCTTGATGACTGATACGCGCTCTTCTGTGGACATGGCTCCGCCCATAAAAAAGGCCCGCCAAAGGCGAGCCGGAAAAAGAAAAACCCGCCGAAAGCGGGTCTTGACGATCTAAAACTGTCTATGGATTACGGCCCCATCGGGCGCGGTAATCACTCTCCATCTTTTCGCATGCACCTGCTGCGAATCTGGCCGTACTCGGGTCCAAGGACTTCTTCGCCTGCTGCTCCCAGCAAAAGCTGATTGCGTCTCGCGAGGCTTGGCGCTCGCGCCCCTCCGGCGAATTGCCAGCGCACGACCCCACAATCATCACCAGCACAAAACCGCCTACAGGAATTCCGACGATCCATTTCCAGATGCTGGACTTTTCCTTCTTGGGCTCGTCGGCCCATCTATTGACGACCGGCTCAGGCGAACGAACAGGCGCGCCACATTGAGGGCAGGCCGCCGCCTTGTCGCTGATTTCCTTCCCGCATTCTGTGCATGCGATGAGCGCCATATCCCCTCCAGTAGGTAAAACTGGAGGGGATGGTATCAAACGGTCCTGAGCGCCCCTCGATCAGGCCGGCGCGGCCACCTCTCCAGGCAACTGGGCTGCGTACTCCACGAACTCGACGGCCTGCTCGAACATCGCCTCCACCCCTGCCAGCATTCGCCCGTAGAACGATGCCGGCCGACTGAAGGTCTGCGCCAGCCAGCGCCAGCCCAACCTCTGACAGTGCAGTTGCCCCTGCCCTGCGCCCAGATCTTCTCCGCGAATAGCCCAAAGAAAAAGCCCGCTTAGCGGGCTTTTCTACTTCGCAATCTCTGCTAGACAGTGGGCAGTCAAGGCGCAAGCTGGGGACAGCGTTCTTTAATGGTATGACCCCATCGTAGAGTTAACGGGCACTCAAGGTCTGTCGGCCTCACTACAAAGGCGATCCTGTTTATCACAGTCGGTCTTTGCCTAGCGTTCTACGATTTGCTTGCTTTAGCCCAGGAAAACCCGGACTTCTGACCTACCACCCCAGGACTTTCAGCACATCCCGGGAACGATCAGCGATCAAAAATTTGGCCAAAATGCACCTCCTTCTTAATACGTTTGCGATTATAGAACGAAACGACTCAAAATCGCACAACATGATCCCACCTATCACTCCGTCCGCATTGCGGTCAGAGCTTCAGCCTCCATCACGCGCATGTCGCTGAACAGCGCGTCATAGTCCTCGTCGTCCAGGCCCATGCGGTCCAGTTCGTGCTGCAGCGGGATGTAGTCGAGCGATGCCGGGCCGCTCATGGTGTAGCGCCACTGGCTTCCGACCTTGCACCACAGCTTGTAGGCCGGGATGTTCTCGGGCCATATCTCCACGGGCTGCTGCTCTGCCTCCCAGTCCCGGTACGTCATGCCCCAGAAGCCGAGCTGCTCGGCTGTCGGGGGCTTGCGGTAGATGGCAGCAGCTATGGCCCTCAGTTTCCCAGGCGGCCCGTAGTGCAGAGCTGGCGGTAGCCGTCCCAGAGCGCGGCGGGCGCGGCCGGGGCCTGGTCGAACAGCTCGATCAGCGTGTCCTTGCTCAGCGCGGGGAACTCCTCGTTCCAGGCGGCCAGGTACTTGAGCGCGTTGTCTGCGTTCACGGCATCGCCGCGCTCGAACATGCCGGCGAAACTGAACTTGGCTTCCTCGCCCTCCTTCTTGGCCGTGTCCTGCTGGGCCGTGGCCAGCGCCAGCGTGGCGCCCGCGATCTCGTCCCACAGGACGCCGAACTCCTTGCGGGTGCGGTACTTGAACTTGCATTCCAGCTTCGCGCTGGTGCCATCCGGCAGAGGGAATTCGATGGTGCCGGAAATGGTCTCGGGACGCTTGCCCAGGATGAACGGAGCAGCCTTGTCGGCCTTCTTTGCAGGTGCGGTCATGGTGATGGTCTTTCAGCAGATGGATGAGAAATGCCCGCGCCCGACTGCCCGCCTCTGCTGAGAGACGAAGCAGCCGGGCCGGTGCAACTGGGGCCGATCAGACGGCGTAGCGGGTGGTGCGGCCCTGCGGGGCCATGGCGGCGGTCACGGTGTCCACCTGGCCCTTGGTGAGCGAAGGAACCTCGTTCAGGGCGATGTAGCCGTAGAAGTAGTTCACGTTGCCGTTGGGCTTGAGCACCTTCAGAGCGACCAGCAGGCGGTCCTCGGAGGCCTTCTTGGTCGCCTTGTAGCCCGGCAGGCTGGGGTCATCGCCGATGGGGATCGTGATGCTGGTAGCCGAGAACCCGGTCGGGATCTGGAACGTGTTCATGCTGGCCAGCGGTGCCACTTCGGCGAACTGAGCCTCGCCGCCCGAGGTGGACGGGTTCAGCACCTGCTGAATTTCCTGCCACTTCTTGATGGGCAGGACCGACGCCGGCACACCGCCACCCGACGTGAAGCGCGCCGTGTTGGAGGTGTCCAATCCTTCGATTTCGAAGGTGCCGGCCGCTGTGTTGGCGACGCGGTACGCGCGGTTGTTGGCGTCATCCCAGCCGGCCGTCAGGATGAACTCCTTGCCATTGGCCATGCCGTGGCCTGCGGCCGTAGCAACTGCCGTGACAGCGTTGCTGATGGCGGTGATGGGGATCGCCGCGTCGTACTCGGTGGAAATGAACAGCTTCGAGCCGTCCGGAACGCTGTATGCCATGGTGGGCCTTTCGGAAATGAAAAAACCCGCCGAAGCGGGTAGAGAGTTGCGCCCGAGCGGGCAAGAAAACCGCCAGGCGGCGGAACTGGTCAGGGGCCTATCGAGCGCCCCAGATGGTGTAGGTCTGCAGGTAGCCCGGCGTCTCGTCGCCGTCCCCATAGGCGCCGATGGGCTCGGACACTGGGCGCGCGATCAGCTGCGGCATCGCGGCGCGCAGTGCGGCCTCGATGGTCTGCATGAGAGCAAAGGCCTTGAGTGGCGTGCTGTCCCAGGTGTTGATCTGGATCTGCACGTTGCGCTTGTCGGCCACAGTGTTGTCCAGCCACTCCAGCGGATCGCCGCCGATGTGCTGCCACGTCACGTAGGGCTGCTCGGTGCCGAATGGCGCCGTGCCGACATGCACGCGCGGGCAGGCGGTCAGAAGAACGGCCATGAGGTCAGATTCAAGCGCCACCGTAGCCCCCTTGTTCAAACAACCGGCGCCACAGCTCAGCCTGAGCAGCCTTCTGCGCCTCCGGCAGCGAGCTGGCCGCGCTGCGCACGAAGGCCTTACCAGGCACCTGCTTCGGGCTCGGAAGAGTCACGTAGTAGGCATCCTTCTGGGCTTGGCTCGCGCGGCGGGGTGGAGGCGGCTGGCCGTCCATGCCCGGCCTGACCATGGGCCGCACCTGGCCGTCGTTGGTCTGGTAGTAGCGGTAGCGTTGCAGGTAGCCGAACTCCACCAGATGCCCATGGGGCGCCTTCTTGTGGTTCCAGCTGATGTGGTACTCCGCCCTTTTCCCGTCCTCCGACTTTTCGTCGCTGAAGTACTGGTAGATGGATCGGTCGAGATTGCCCGTTACGCGACCAAGGCCCTGGACGTTGAGCTTGACGCGCTCGTAGATCACCTGCGCGCCAGCCTGGGCCATGGGCCGGATGGCCGCCTCGACGCCGGACTCCAATGCGCTGAGCATGTCGTCCACGGCGCTCAGGTCGAGCTCCATGCCGAACGAGTTGCCACCGGTCAGCACCTTGCGACGGCCATCACGCCCCGGATTGGATAGGGTGCGCCTCGCCATTCAATCCTCCTTCAGGACTTACCCTGGATGAGCTCGCACACCAGATCGATGTACTCGCGGGTTGGCCCAGGCAGCACGGCCTTGAGCTCGTAGACGTTGGCGTCGAACAGCACGCGCATACCGGCATCCAGGCCAGCGCGGCGCCGAATGCGGATGCTTGCGCGGACGATGGACACCTCGGCGTCTGCCTTGATCGTGCCCAGGCCAGACTTGTGCTTCACGTCGGCTGCGATGCGGCCCGTGGAGATGTTTTCCCAGCCTTCGGGCAGCGGAGTGCCCCATTCATCCGTGCCGCCTGTCTTGCGTTGGATGTGGATGCGGTCTCGAAGGGTGCCGGCCTGCATCAGAAGCCTCCCGCCGTGTTGATGTAGGGCAGCAGCAGCCAGTCGGCACCCATCGGGATCTCGGCGGCCTGGCCCGGGGCCACGGCCTCGCGGTTGGCGTACAGGTGCCCGATGATCAGCTGCGCGGCCGAGTGGATGGCCTCATCGATGACCACGCCGACAGCCCCCTCCGGGATTTCGGCCTGGTCCTCGTAGAGCTTGGCGAAGATCTTCCCCTCGATGGCCAGGTACGCCGCAGCGATCCAGCCTTCGATGAGGGCGTCTTCCTCATCACCATCGACCCGCAGGTGCAGCTTGGCCCGCGCGAGGTCAATCCTCTGCATGGGCCTGGCCCGGGAAAGGCTTGACGGGCGCGCCCACCGAGCGGGCGTAAGCCACGGCGTCGGGGTGAGGGTCCACGCTGCCGGCGTAGGCCTTGGCCACAGGCTCGGGCATGCGCTCGATCACATCGTCCGGCGCGAAGCGCACGCCATCGATGGTCACTGCGGCCAGGACGCGCACAGCGACAAGCGCAACGTCCTGGGGCGCGGGATCCTGCGGGGTTCCAGCGCCAGCGCCCTGCCCGTCTGCAGCCCCAGCCGTAGCCGGGGCCTGGGTCTCGCCGGCCTGCGCAGTCTCGTCGGCTGCTGCTGCTGGGCCTGCTGGCCAGCGGCCTGGTCGGCAGCCGGCGCATCGGCTGCGTGGGGTGGTTTTCGGTTTCGTTGCCATGTCGGCTCCTTGAGTTGCGGCCCCAGCCGTAGCCGGGGCCTGGTTTCATGGGTGGCCGATCAGGTGGCCGAGTTGGCGTAGGCCTTGACGGCGCCGCCCACGTCCAGCAGGTTGCCGCCGCTGCGGCAGAAGGCCACGAAGCCCACCTGACCCTTGAGCGTGTATGCGCTGTCGGTCATGCGGAACAGGGTGACGTCCATCACGTCGCGGATCAGGTACTTGCTGAAGTCGCCGTACAGGATCGGCTTGGCATTGGCCGCCATCGGGGCCATGTTCTGGTTGATGTTGATGGCGCGGCCCAGCAGGCGGTCGGGAGCGCCGCCAGGGTTGCCCTGCTCGTAGCCCGGCACGAAGATCGGGCGGTTCTGGGTGTCCTTGATCTTGCGCAGCACCTTGAGCACATCGTCATGGAACATCCAGGCAGCGCGCGAGCGGTAGATCGGGTCCACCGAGTGCTCCAGGTCCACCAGGTCGTCATAGGTCACGCTGGTGGTCTGGCCCGTGGCGCCAGTCTTGCCGACGGAGGCGCCCGTCACGATGCCGCGAGGCTGGCCGGTGCCAGTGCCCACGGTCTGGTGGCGGTTCTGGATGCGGCCCAGGCGCAGCGCCAGCAGCGACTTGATGTAGGCCTCGATGTCGATGAACGAGTCCTGCAGCAGCTCGAAGGGCAGCGCGATGCTCTTGGAGCTGTACTTGTAGACGTCCATGGACGCCTGACCGAAGGCGGTCTCGCCGTTCGTGACCGCAGCGTTCTGGCCCACGATTTCACCCTCCTCCGCCGTCGCGTCGGCCGTGGGGAACAGCATCTGCGCGCCGGTCGCCGTCTGGAGCGCACTGGCCACGGCGCGGACGCCTCCCATCTGCTTCATGGCTTCGATCAGCGAGCGGCTGAACTCGGTGGCCACGGTGTAGCCGCCTTCGGAGCCGGTCGTGGTGGACATGGCGGCGCGGATGTCGGGATTTTGGCGCGCGGCCATGGCGTTGCGCTGCTCAGGAGACAGGTTGGACAGACCACCAGTCAGCATGGCGCGCAGGGCCTGGGATTCTTCGCTGCGCCCGCCGCCTTGGACCGTGGCTTGGCTGAGCGCAGCCTCGTGCTCGGCGCGCTCGTCGCCGGCCACCTGGTTGAGGCGGTTTTCGCGGGCGATCTCGCCGTCGATGGCCTCGATCTCGTTCAGGACGGCATCCAGGGCCGAGGCGTCGGCGGCCGGCATGCGCTGGTCGGCCGGCGTCTTTGCGTTCAGTTCGGCGGCGGCCTTGGCCTTGGCGTCACGCTGGGCGCGCAGTTGTGCAAGTTTGCTCATGGTGAGCCTTTCTTTCAGGTTGTGACCGCTCGCGCAGGTCGTTCGGACATGAAAAAGCCGCCTCGGTGGGCGGCGGTCTCAGTTGCGCGAGGCGCTTTACTGATGGGAGAGGCGCGCCAGCATGCTCAAACGCTGCTGCTGGCGGGCGCGGTGGTCTTCGGTGGCGAACTGCTGGTCATTCGCGGGTTCAGTCTTGGGCGTGGGCTCTGGCTCGTCGCAGGGGTCGCGCGGCGCGTTGGCGTAGGCCGAGAGGTTCCAGGCCTTGGCATTGGCCCTGGCGCTTGCGCGCGCCTTGGCGTCGCTCGCTGCGATGGAGGTGGCGAAGCCGTTCTCCAGAGCCTCGTCGGCGGTGAACCAAGTTTCCTCGGCCATCCATTCGGAGATCTGCGCCAGCTCCTTGCCAGTCTTGGCCGCGTAGGTTTCGGCCAGGGTGCCGTCGATCTTGTCCAGGAGGTCGGCCTCCTTGCGCAAGTCGTTCGCGTTGCCCCACATGCCGGTCCAGGCCTTGTGGATCATGAACATGGCGCCCTTTGCCATGATGACCTCTTCGCCCGCCATGGCGATGAAGGTCGCCGCGCTGGCCGCGATGCCGTCGATGTGCACGATCACCTTGGCGCCGTGCTCGCGCAGGGCCTGCTCCATGGCGCGCGCCGCGAACACCGATCCGCCTGGGCTGTTTATGCGCAGATGGATGGTGTCCACGTCCAGATCACGGATGGCCTTCACGAACGGGCCTGGAGCGATGCCTCCCCACCATTCGGCCTCCAGCTCGCTGGACACGATGTGGTCATAGAGGAAGACCTCGGCCTCGCGGTCGTCGGCCTTGGCCACCACCTCGAACTTGCGGGCACTGGCACGGCGGTTGTCCGCGTACAGCTTACTGAGTCGGTTTTTCATTGTTTCCCTTCCCGTCGTCTTTGCCTGGGTTGCCAGGGTTGCGCTGGAGGTTGGTATTCGGCGGCAGGTTCTCGCGGCGGCGGACTTCAGAGGCATCCATCCATGGCTGCTCGCCGGCCCGGCCCATCGCGATGCGGTAGGCCTCGTACCGGGTCTTCAGGTCGGCCCGCTCCAGGGCCTCGACCATGTGCTCTAGGAACAGCTTCTCGCGCACGGGCCAGAACTTGCGATTCAGCTCCTGCTTGATCGGCGTCAGATGCCGCTGCAGCGTGTAGCGCACGAAGCCGATGCCCTGCTGCTCGATGCCCGTGCCGAAACTGGTCTGCTTGTCCGTGTGGCCGATCATGTGGGGCGGCACACCCAGGATCCGGGAGATCTCCTCCACGTTGAACAGGCGGGTGGCCAGGATCTCGGCATCCTTGCTGTTGATGGACAGCTGCGCCGGCTCCAGGCCGCCCGAGAGGATCAGCGGCCCGCGGCCACCGTTCATCGCCCGCGCCAGCAGCGAGGCCTTGAGGTCGCCCAGCTGCTTGTCGGAGAGGCGGCCCGGCGCCTTGAGCGCATAGTCGATGTTCGCGCCACCGGCAAAGAACCGGCTGGTGTGTTCCTGGGCGGCGATGGCCGCGCCGATAGCCTCTCGCCCGGCGAAGGTGATCGCACTAGGGCTGCGCAGGCCGTCGAATCCCAGGCTCGGGACGTGCAGCATGTCCGCGCTGTCCAGCGTGTATGCCGGCCCACCGTCCGAGGGGTTGATGCGGTACAGCACCTTGTCGCCTTTGCGGAACGGATCCACGCTCAGAGGATGGTGCGGCTTGAGCGCGATGATCTTGGAGCTGCGCACGCTGGAGCGCACCAGCTCGGCGAAGCCATCGCCCTCGAAGAGCTTGGCGCTCATCAGGTACTCCCAGAACGTGAAGGCGGACCAGACGCCGCCCGCGTTCTCGTTGAGCAAGTACCAGTAGTCGTGATCCACCTTCTCGCGCGTATCTCGCTCGTAGATCGAGATGGGCAGCGAGGCGATGGCGCCAGCGACCAGCGAGACGGCGGCATAGACCACCGACACGCGCATGGCCGTTTCCTTGGTCACGCGCACGCCGGCCGCCGAGCGGCTCGATGCGCCCAGCAGGTTCGCCAGCTCGCCCATGGACGTTCCGCTGCTGGTCACCTCGTTCTCGCCCAGCGCCACCAGGCCGGCGCGCTCTGCCGCACCATCGCGGCCCGCGATCCAGCCGGACAGCACGCGGCTGCCGTGCTGGTGCGTGGTCATGTTGAATGTCTGTGTCATCCCAGCTCCAGTGAGTAAATCGCCGGGCCGGCCTTCGCCTCCGGGTTCAGGGCCATGAGATACACGGCATCGAAAAGGGCCATCAGCAAATCGATCTTGCCGACGCCGCTGGCCTGCTTTGTGATGGTCACGGCGTTGCCCTGCATCACCGTCTTGGCGTTGCCCACGCACCAGGCCATGAGGGCGCTGCCGCCGTGCACCAGCTTCTTTGCGGCGACGTGGCGCTCTGCCGTCTTGATCGCGCCGTTGAGCTGGTAGCCCTGCGGGATGCCTACCACCTGAGCAGCCTCGACCGGGCCCGGCTCGTCATCGGTGCCCACCAGGGCGTCGTAGATGGCGCCCAGGCCCAGGCGGTCCACGCCCACCTTGTCGAGCAGGCCCGTGTCCACGATCTGCCCCACGATCTGGACCACCTCCTCCACGTCCTGGCCGACACGATCAACGAGCACCAGGTCGCCGGCCTTGATGAAGTCGCGGTACCTGGATTCCTCGGACTTGCGGCGCTCCAGCGCGATCTGGTGGATCCAGCCTCGCCCCCAGGAAAGCCACTTCCCGGTATCGGCATCGCGGCCGACCACAGCCAGGCCGAGCAAGTCATCCAGGCCGCCGCCGTCGATCCCGACCTCCACCACCTCGCTGCGCTCCAGCAGCTCCTCCAGCGAAAACACGGGGATGGCCGCAGCCTCCCAGAAGTCAGCGCCAGCCCAGCGGTCGGAGCGCAGGTTGAGCCCGATCTCGACGTTGAGGTGCTTGGCCCAGAACTCCTTGAGTCCCTGCTCGCCCTTTTCCTCGGCCTCGCCGTGCAGCTGCGTGATCCGCTCGATGTCCACGGACGCACCCCAGTTGGGATTGGTCACATGGGCATTGGCAAGATCCTTGTGCGCGCCCGCCTCCAGCATGTGGCGCGGGAATTCGTAGATGACCGGCAGGAACTTGCGGTCCACCTTCTCGCCATCGCGGACCTTGCGGGCATAGGCCAGCTTGTCCTTGAATACGCCCGCAGGTGGCTCCTCCGACTGCGTGGTCGCGTAGATCACGAAGCCCTCAGGCCGGGATGCCAGGCCACCCGTGGCCTCCAGCAGCATGTTGGAGGCCCGCCCTTTCTTTCCGAATTCGTGCAGCTCATCCACGAAGACGAAGCCGGCCTTCTTTCCCGTGACCGTCGCCTCGTCGGCGGCCACCACCTTGAGGAACGCTCCCGTGTCCTTGTGGGTGACCAGGCGGTGATAGTCCTGGACCTTGAGCATGTCCGACAGCTCCTCATCGGCCTTGATGAATGCGCTGATGGGCTTGTAGCTGTTGTTGGCCACCTCAAGCGTCGGGCTCAGGATCAGCAGCTCGGCCTCGTCGCGCCAGTTCATTAGTAGCGCCGTCAGCATGATGGCCGCCGCAATAGTGCTCTTGGCGTTCTTCTTGCTGACCATCAGGAAGTACTCATTGATCAGGCGCCTGCCCTCAGGGCTTTCCGCACCGAAGATCGTGCGCACCAGATCGCGCAGCCATGGGCGAGCTACCTCACCAATCGTCACGCCGCCCAGGTCCACCAGCCTGAACTGGCTGCAAATCGACCAGGCCTCATCAGCAACGCTGGGGAACAGGGGCGGAGAGACGATCAGGCTTTCGCCCGCAACGATGCGGCGCTCCCAGTCGGGGCACGCAGTGGTCCATTCCATAGAGATCTCCGACGTTGACGCCGGAAACCGGCTATGACTTGCCGCCCTGTACTGCCGTCAGCGTGGGCGGCTGGCGGCGGCCGAAGCGCGACGAACGGTTCTTTTGGCGCTCGGCCTCGGCTTCCTGTTTGGCGCTCTTGGGCGCCGGCTTGGGGTGGCAGTACTGCGCCGCCAGCGTTGCAGCCTGCATGCGCAGCGGCGGCGGCAGATCAGGGTTGCGCATCACCCCCAGCAGGTAGTCCAGAGGCATGAGGCCAGACAGGTCCGGCTCAGGTTCGGGCGGCGCTGGCCGTTCCTTACCGAATGGCCAGGTGGGCGGCGCGTCCTCCGACTTGAAGCCTTCGGCGTCCACGCTGGGCGCCGCGCGCCGCTTGTACTTCCCGGGCTCCGGCGCCTGGGCGGCTGCTGCCGGCGCGGTTGGCGGCGTCTTCTTTGGGCGGCCAGCACCGGGCCGAGAGCCCCCTCTTGGCATGGCTCACCTCTTTGATTCTTTGATTTCTTTGATTTCCGCGATTCCCCAGAATTCAAAGGTCCGAATTTCCCTGTTACGGCAACGGGTTGCAGCCGAAACCTCATGTGGCCGACTGCCCCGAAACAATCAAACAGGGGGCTTTTTTGTGCGCGTGCGGAACAGGGCGGTATCCGGGCAGAGGCCTCTCAGCCTTTGACCCCCTCCCCTCCCCTCGGCCGCCTCGGCGATGCCCCTGGCTCGCGTCAGACGGGCTCAGGCGCGGCGATCAGCCTTCGAGCGATCTCCCGCCTCCCGCGCCGTCTTCTCGACGTGGCAGCCGCGCTTGTTGCCCTCGGCGTCGTAGCTGACGCACAGGCACTGCCGGTTGTCGTCGCTGTCTTCACCGCCCTGCCACAGCGGGACGATGTGATCCAGCTCGAAGGGCCGGGACGTACCGGGCGTGATGTCGATCAGCTCGCCGCAGCAGGCGCAATGCGGGCCATCCCTCAACCAGATGCGCAGCCTAGCGTCCTGCCTGGCTCGCCCTCGGGAGCGTCCTGTGGCGCCCAGACGCGGCGCCTGTTGCAGCTTGCGAGAGTTGGCCATTTGGATGCGCAGCGGGAGTGCGCCGATGCGTGGACTCCGACCCATGGTGCACCCTTATAAAAAAGCCACCCGAAGGTGGCGACAGCTCAGATGAGACCAACGGATGTCCTGGAGGACTGCGTGAGGACCTCCACATCAAAGACATCCTCGTTTTTCTTGCTGCCTTCAAACCAAATGCATTTGGCGCCGTTCTTTGGCTTCAGTGGGGAGTAATCACCCACGTCCGCCACTGTCATTCGCGGTCCGCCGCTCTTCAGTTGAACCACATCACCCTTCTTTACTTCCGTCATTCGATTCCTTTCTATTTGCCAACATCGGCACGCCAGGATATGACAAGTACTCAACCGACGATGATGGTTCAACCGGTGCCACGCGCAGGCACCTCCGCCAGCTGCCGGCCTGCATCGTCTGCACGCGGCGAGTGTCGAGCACGGGCAGCGTGCTCTTGAGCGTCTTGAGCATCGGCCCTCCTTGATAGGTGCCGCCACGCAGGCCTTGCACCCCATGCGCTATGCATGCTTTGCCGGGTGCACCTGGTGGCGGGGAAACAAAAAAGCCACCCGAAGGTGGCTTAGATTTTCGGCGGCTCGAGAATTCTCCCGTACCCCGGCGGCGTAATCGCTTCCTTGGGCTTCGCTCGCTCTTGCAGCAAACTAGCCTTTTCGTCCGCAGCCCTTTGTGCAGCTAGCAAGACCAATTCTGCTCTCAGCCTGTGCAGCGACATCATTCCTGACATCAACGCAAACATCCTGTAAAAAACAAAGGAAAAAGTTGAGGCAATTAAGAACACCGTAACTGCCGCCCACGAAATTGTGAATTCAATCTTATGACCAGAAAAATACGTCACTTGTTTCGCGATGTCTTTAGAAGCAGAACCCACTATTACGACTACAAGCGCCGCAACGGTCGCAATCAACAATCCCAACCAGAATTTTTGCTGCCGCGTCAATGCATTTGAAAGCCTAGTTGCTTCAGTAGGGGTGAGCCTGTCTGACTGTAAAAAATTCGCGGTCACCACCATCACCTGCATGAGGGATGCAGCCAAGAACCCTAAAAACGCTATTAATCCTTCTTTCATGCCAGCCCAGAACTCGAGGCTTGAAAAAAGCGACGCCAATACCCCTACCGTGGTAGGAATAAGTATCGACAATACGATTGTTCTAAGCGGGTATCTTTCCATGTGTAAGAAACTGCGTGTAACCAGAAACCATTGCTCTCAACACATCTGAAGGGTCGAGCAATGAGCCCGTTCTTTCATCCACCCTCAAATAAGAAATATTGTCGCTATGATGAAGCCGGCTCGCACCATCAAACCCCACGATCTGACCTTTTGCCTTCACCTGTATTTGGCTATCCGGTATATTCCTCAGCCCAACTTCCATATTTTTCAATGCCAACCTATCAACGCCTCTTTTTCTTGTTTGATAACCAATGTGAACATGAACTTTAAGATCCACATCTGGAGGCAGGTCTTTCAAGGCACTATGAACACCAGCATCACCGCCAAAAAGCTCTTTCAACACCCCCATTACAGCATCTTTCCCAGAACTTCCGCCAAAAGTTACATTATTATTTTGAGATTGCAAAGACTCTGACAAAGGTGCATCATTTTTTTCTCTTGCACCAGCATTCCTCAGGCTCGGGTGGCCTTGCAACAACTCCGCCGACTATTATTTCTTGAATATCTTCGACGTCGCCACCAACAACCCCAGGATTAAACTTTGCAGCAAGCACAATTGGAACTTCTGGGCTGAGCACTTTTGACTGCTTATGAAGGAGCCACGAAAAATACTCTTCCAGTGTTTCAGTCTTTAGAGACTGGCTTTGCAAAATAAATACGTTATTGCCTTTTACAAACCAGAACATTTGCGAGTGCACATACTCAGCGCGTTCAGGTGCTGGAATCTGATTTACCTCAACTTTTTCGGCATCATCTGAAACGGTCTTGAAGAGAGCCTGCATATGCCCTTGGGTGAAGTGTAAAACATCACCAAATGCAACATCCATCTCTCCGGATTTTTTCTCAAAAATATTTACAAAATAGTTATCTTCGCCAGAAGAATAAAGCCTGTGACTAAAACGCGAACTTATCGCCGTGCCGCTTACTCTAGTCAGCATTGCTTCATGGATCAAATCCTCCAATGTCCTCGCATCCGGCATAAAGCTCACATCAAAACGACGATAGTGGATCTTTACAGGCTTCTTCTTGCCGGCCATCTCTGCTCCTCAATAGTAAGAACAGAAATTCTATACGGCACACATGCATTAAATACTGTACACATATACAGTGTATCTCATCAACACCGCTGATGCAAGATCTAGAGAGGAAGCCATAAAAAAAGCCCGCGAGCAGCGCCAGCGGGCTTTGGACGTGTCTTTCCATCTCTTGCTCACCGAAGCCGCTACGGGCAGTCATCGGAGTGCTGGACGGTGACGCCGGTATGCAGACTTTCTCATGCGAACCGGCAGTCGCAATTCTAACAACAGTTTTCAGATGGTCAATGGGTCGAGCGCGTTTTTCCGAAGATCCGGCCTCCTGCGTCCTGCATGCAGCTGTCCATGTACCGCATTGCCTTCGCGCCCACAGCGCCCTCGGGAGCGGGTAGCACGCCTGAGCCAGCGCAGGCCATGCACTTGTCGTCCGACAGCTCTGTGTCGCTCCAGCGCTTGAGCATCAGCCCACGACCGCAGCACAGCGGGCACTTCGGGGAAAGCCATTGCAAGATGATCTGATCGACCGCGCTGTCGGGCATGCCGTCCAGCAGCAGCTTGATGGCCAGGTGACGGCGCACGCTGCGGAGCGACTTAAGGGGCTGGACCAGCAGGAGCATTTCGCTGTCGTAGCTGGCCTGCAGCCTGTCCTTGGCCATCTTCGTGCTGCTGGCGGTCACCTTGGTGATGCCCTTGCCCATCGAGACGCGGGCGGCGTGGAACACATCGCTGCGCGAGGGTCGCTTCGGCAGACGGCGACCAGCGCCATCAAATTCGGCCTGCAGGCGCATCAGCGCAGCGCCGAACTGCTGGCTTCCCCACGCGGCGGCGATGAGGTAGTCCACATCTCCCGTTGTGCGCGTATCCACGCAAAGGGAGTTGGAGTGCGTTGCGGTGCTGTACCGCTCTTGCGTCGTTGGTGCTTCGCTCATCGTGATCTCCTCAGTTGCCCATCAAGCGCTGCACGGTCACGTTCAGCGCGTCCATTTCGTCCATCCGCTTGACCGCCCACATGCGGCGCTGGCCGTGCAGGCCCAGCAGCGGGCCGCGATGGCAGCTCTCGCACAGCGCAATGCACACGTACTGGCGGTGCTGCTTGACGTGGTGCGCCTCGCTCGGGCCAGGGGCATCGCACACGCTGCAGGACAACTCCTTCACGGCAGCCAGGTGCTCGCGCTCGCGGTCGTTCAGCTTGTTCAGCATGGGGACACCTCCACGATCACGCGACCGCCAGGGGTGTCGCCGCGTGCGATGCCCAGGCTCCAATGCTTGTCATCCACGCCCAGCACATCGGCCAACCCGTCCAGACCGGCCTTCATGCGCGCGAGAGCGTTGTCCAAGTCGTAGGCCAGGCGCGTCGGCGCATGGAATGTCAGCTGAAGGTGCAGCTCCTGCACCGGAATGCGGCGCACACCCTGCTGCACGGCTGCGTAGGCGCAGGCGTGGCGGTATTGCTTCTTGGCCTTGGCCAGGCTCGCCCAGTGCAGGCGAGCGTTCGGGCTCAGCTCCTTCGGGGGCCATGGGAGTTCAATCCTCACTGGACCTCCCGCATCACATCGCGCAGCGCCAGCTGCAGGGTCTTGAGCGAGCCATAGTTGGCGATCACGCGGTCTGGGTTGAACTGGCTGCCGTCGGTGTCGCTGACGTGGCCTGTAGCGCCAGCCGAGACACCGGGGCGTGTGACCTGCCAGATCTGGCCGCCCAGCTCGCGGATCATCGCGGCCTCGTTCTGGAAGCGGCAGTCCGTGATCACCCAGAACAGGCCTGCCCCCTCGCCCTCCAGCACATCGCGCACCTTCTGGACGAAGTAGTCCGGATTCTGGGCGCGGCGGTAGTCGCCCCACCATTGCAGAATCTGCCGGGGGCTGCGCGCCGCGTGCATGTCCTGGCCCGCCTTGAATTCCCAGAATCCAGGATCCTTGCAAAAGTCGATGGACATCAGGTACGAGGGGCGCTCCTTGGTATCCCTGCGCTTGAGATCGTCCTCGCTGACGCCCCAGGCCTCAGCCGCCTCGGCATACAGCGCATCGGCGAATGCCAGCCTCCAGGCGGGAAGCATGCCCGCCACCGTGTCTTTTCCAGCGCCAGCGGCGCCACAGAGTGCGATCAGTCGCATCACTTCCCTCCCCTTGTGAGTGCTGAAACCATGGTGGATATGCCTCCAGTGCCAGCCGGCTTGACTGGGTGCGTGCCGTTGCGAATGCGACGGACTAGGTTGCCGCTCACCCCAAAGGCGGCGCCCGTCTTCGCGCAGCTCTGTTCGCTGGCGAGGATCTGGCTCACGATCGCGGGCGTGACCTTGGTTCGAGCCAGCGTGATTGCACGATTGGCCAGGATGCGGCGAACCTGGCCCTTGAAGATCCCTTTGCTGCGCACGTAGCGGCCAAATGCTGCATCCGTGGCGCAGCGGATGTGTTCGGGGTTAACGCAGGCCGGGTTGCCACAGGTGTTGAATACCCGATGACCTGGAGGCACAGCAACACCCTTGGTGACGTGGTACACAGCCCGATAGCCGCACTGCGTTGACATCTTTCCGCCCCGCGCAAAGTTCGGGGCGTAGACGAACGGCACGCCACCATCGCCACGGGTTGCGCCGCGCCACATCCAATGGCCATCAGCGTCGATGAAGCAGCGGCCCTTGATGTCTTCGATGGTCCTCATGCGCGCCTCGCTTCCTGGCTCGCGCCGGAGTTGGCCAGCAGGTGCATGGAATGCTGCGCCAGCAGCGTGATGTTGGTCTTCCCCGCCGCGCTGCCGTTCTTGAGCACGGCCACGGCGCGATCTCGGTTGCCGACCAACGCGGGACGCGGCAGCGGCAGGCCGTTGCGGGTGTATTCGTGATCCGGCGAACGGTCGCCCATCAGGCGGCGCGGGTACTCGTACTGGCCGCGCTCGGTGTACGCACGGTGCGACTCCTGGAAGCGGTGCTGCAGGTAGGACAGCTCCTTGAGCTCCATCCGGCACATCTTGGGCCAGCCGCCCAGGTCTTCGACCACGGCATGGATCGCAGGGTCATCGAACACGACATCGGTGTAGGCGCCGACAGCGCTCATGGCCTCGTGCACCTTGCCCCAGGCGATGGCCGCGCGATCTGTGGATGTGCCCGACAGGACGCGAGCAACGTCCGCCACCTTCGGTGCAAACTGGCCGCGCTCCGGGTCGCATGCGTGTCGCTGCAGCGCCTTGGAAACCTGCTGCATGTCGAACGACTTGCATGCATCCCACCAAACGTCCAGCAGGAACTTGGAGACGTCTTTGCCGTAGTACGCCATCACGTCGGTGAGGAGGTCGGCGAACTGGCCTTGTTCATGCTGCTGCATGGCTGCCTCCCTGTCCCTGCGCCGCCCAAGCTGCGCCCACATTGCGGTTGCGCTGCTCCAGCGCCTCCTGCTTGTTCACCGGGGCAGCAGCGCCAGCCACTGGGCGGCCATTGCGTGGCAGGTTGGCACGCCGGATCCAGTTGCGCCACGTCGCCTTCCAGTCGGCCTTTCGCCCGTCCTTGCCTGCAGCGGCGTGGAAGTGGTCGGCGAACATGGCTGCTTGGCGGCGCACCTCCTCTGCGTTCATCTCGGGCCGCTCTTCGATAGCCCAGGTGCCCCAGCTCTTGGGCAGCACCCAGTCGCTTGGCAGGCGAGTGCCTGTGGCCGAAGGCTTTGCATCGGGTTCGGGCTTGGCAGGCTGAGCCGAAGGCGAGGCTTCGGCTTGACGCGGACCAACAGGTTCTAGTTCTTTAAATGTCTCTTCTTCTTTATCTTTATCTGTATCTGTATCTGTACGCGTGACATTCGTACCTGTCACGCGTGACGCATCCGCGCCGTCTTCGTGACCCTGCGTGACATCGTTGCCTGGAGCGGCTTTCGCGGCCTTTTGGCGTTCGCGTTGGCGTTGCTTGCGAACCGCTGCTGTGGTGTCCACGTCACTCTGCATCTGCAGCACGGCCCACTTCACCGGCTGCAGCGTCTCCTGCTCGATAAGGCCCACTTCGGCCAGGCGGCGGGCTACCTCTTCCAGGCTGCGCACGTCCAGGCCCAGCTTCACGGCAACCTTGCGCATCAGCAGGCTCGGAGTGTCCGCCTTGTCGAGCAGGCCCTCGCCCTTCAGGCACAGCAGCGCCACGAAGTGCCAACGGTCTTCAAACGCCAGCAGCTTGAGCTTGTCGTCATCGACCATCCGCGTGTACAGGCGGAGCCAGGGGAGTCGCTTGGTCATGCCTGGCTCCTTGCGTTGTCCGCTGCGTGGCGCGCGTTCACAGCGGCCAGCAGCAGGGTCATCTTGCCGATCACGTCGAAGATCTCCTTCGAGCAGCGGCGCAGGTCGTTGTCGGACATGTGCAGGTCAGCCAGCGAAGAGGCGATCTCGGTCACCACGTCCGCAATCTCGCGGGAGCCGTCGGCGGCCAGCATGTGCAGGCAGGCAGCGCGGAACTGGTCCACGCCCATGCAGGCGGCGTCCACAGCAACGCGGAAGCCGGAGCAGTCCACGCCCTGCTCTGCCAGCATCTCGGCGATCTGCTGACTGTCCGACAGGCCCAGCTTGTGCGTGCTGGACGTGCCAGCGAGCTCCTTGCGCAGGACCTCATCGGACTTGTTGAGGCGCGCGGCAATCGCTGTGCGGCCGCCTGGGTATTGGTTCACTGCCGTGCGCAGTGCGTCGAGCCACATCATTTGTCTGCTCCAGTGTGTAAGTGGACGTTGCGGGCTGTGCCGCTGGAAACGAAACTCGCTGCATGAAAACCAAAACAACGAGTGAGAGAGGTGCCCGCCACACCCTGGGCTATGCTGGAAGCTCCTACACAACCAGCGCCAAGGAGGGCGGACATGGAAAATTGGCAAAGGCTCATGCTTGCAGCAGAGGTGCGGAAGCTCGCCGTCGAGTTGCGCGACGAGGAGGCACGTGGGCACCAGGGAGTGGCTGCACGTACTGGGCAGCAATTCAACCGGCTCGAGTGGGATGCCGCGCACCCGCTCGAAGGCTTCATCCCCAAGGCGCTTTCTGCGCTGAACGAAGTAGCGGGCATCGTCGAGAGCACGCGCTAGTTCACAGTCGATGGAGCTTCCGCTGGAGCATTCGCCGGAGCACCGGCAAACTCCGGCAGCGGGAGATCGCCGTACAGGTGGTCGAACGTCAGCGCCAGACCTAGCCCGTTCGCGTACTCGATAAGCAGTCGCGCGCGCGGCGTGGGCATCGCCTGCCCGTGCTCGTAGTAGCCAATGTTCCCCTGGGTACAGCCGATGACTTGGCCGAGCGCCTGCTGGGTGAGGCCAAGACGCTTGCGAATGGGCTTGAGGTTCTTCATGCCCAACATAATAAGTCGGACTGCTAACTAATTCAACAGTCCGACTGTTTTGAATTCATGAGCCCTACTAATACCCTCAGTGAATGCCTGCTTTGCCCCTGACCCTCGAACAAAAAGAAGACGCCGCTCGCCTGAAGAAACTCTTTCTGGCATGGAAGACGGGGCGCAAAGCACGGGGCGAGCCCGCATCTCAGGATGCGTTCAGCGACTTGGTGGGCATCACGCAAAGCGCCGTCAGCCAGTACCTGAACGGGGCCATCCCCCTGAACCCCGCCGCCGCCGCGAAGTTCAGCAAGGTGCTCGGCTGCCAGATCAGCGAATTCAGCAGCACTGTGGCCAGCTTGGCCAGCGAAATCGGCGAGGCGGCAATTCCGATGACGTCGAGTGATTCGCCTCCGCGCATGGACATCACAGAGCTGTCCCGAGCCGAGGCGCAGCTTGTACTGACGTTCCGCGAGCTCTCCGAATCAGCCCGGGATCAACTCGCCGCTTTCGCCGGCCAGCTCCACAAGGAGTCGGGCACCAAAGGTCAGCGCGCGGTTCAGGCGCCGAAGCCGGCAGCCGCGAAGCGTTCTCGTAGAGTGACCGAGCCAGCCGACCACTAAATTACCGCTCGACCAGCGCCCAGTACGTGCGGAATTTCACCCCAGTTGAGAACGGGGACCAACTGAGTAGAGCGCCGGCTGACCAATGCGCCCAGCGCCACCAGGTCTTCGATCTCCTCCGGCGTCAGCTTTGGGGATAGCTTCGCCACCACCTCCGCATACACGTCGATCACGAAACGGGGCTTGGGAAGCGGCCCGTTGTGCTCCTTGATCATCTCGATCAGCTGCGTTGCATCCATTTGTCCGATCCTCCTTGACCGCCTCTACGCCGCGGGCTTGTATCAACTCCCCTATCGCAAGCTGCCGATAGGGTTCACCGAAAAGCAATGTGTGCGCACAGGCACAACACATCGCCGCCAATCCAGCCAGCTGCTGCGCCGTGGGCGAGCTCTCGCCCCGCTCCCATTTTGAGATGGTCTGGCGCGTAACCTGCAGCGCCTCAGCCAAATCATCCTGTGACAGCGTCACCTTCGTGCGGGCTGCCTTCAGTCGTTGGCCGAACAGCTTCTTTGAATCGTGGTTCATAAGAATACCTGTTGTTTTATACAGTTTTGCACAGACCCTGACCCGGTGCAACAGCAATTTGCCCGCAGCGGCACGCAGCGCAACGCCCCGTTGCGCAACGCACAGTTGCGTTCCCGGCAGCCCAATGCAGATGCCGTAGGCGCGCTATCAAAATAAGTCACATAGAGAAAAATTAGCCGGACTGTTGACTTATTTTATAAGTCAGACTGATAATTCATCCCAGCGAGCCACAAACAGGTTGCGCTGGGCCAAGTGATCGGACCGAGCCCCCAAGATCCTTAAAAAGGCAGTAGAGAACGCACGTCGAGAGACACGCGGCGCCCCGATGGACTACCGGAACGCGCAGCGACTCGGCCACCCCGAAGTGGTCGATGGTGCACACACGGCGCAGATAGTGATCTGCACAAAGCTGCCAGAGCAAAGCTGAAGCCCGCCAATGCCGTCGAATTCGAAAGGGTTGGAGAACGGGGTGATGTCAGCCGCCAGCCCCGAGCGTCATCGGGGCAAACCAAGGGGTTCAGCGCCAGCAGAGCCCCTCGGTTTGAAGTGGCGCGCACCACGCGCGATAAATTAAAGCAGAAAGGTAGGCAATTATCTATTTCTCCAAACTTCCAAATAGTCTGTCTGTTTCCGCATCAGAAGCAGCAGAAGTTTTTTGAACAAATTTTTCAAACTCCTCGTTAGAAGCAGATTTAATAGCTGTTACTTTAAATCGATTGTTTTGAAGCGCTGAAAACAAGTAAGCCAATGTTCTTCTGAATCTATTTGCAGGAATATCGACAGCCAATTTCTGCTTCATATACAACTGCCCACACATACTTCTTAAATCGTTGTCATCAAACGAAATTCTTTCAAATTCATGTGCAAATTTGTTCCTAATCTTTCTTATAAGATGAAGATTATCAAGTTCAATCTTGCATATTAAACCCAAAAGATAAGCAAAATCTATCTTTGCAGAAAATGTACCAAGAGCCCCATTAAATTCGAATACATCCCTTATTTTCTTTTGATCACCAACCAATTTAGCAGTTATTAATTTTTCTAAAAGAGTTTCCAGATACGCGGCACCTATCAAAGCAACTGACCTATCAGACTCCTTGACAATATCCTGTTGTAGCTTGATAGTTTGCAAAAACTCTGAAATATGCTCTTCTCTTCCAGTTTTTTTCATTAAATCAATCAGTCTATCTTTTACATGATCAGAGTAAGCCTTCTGAATATCCATTAAAATTCCCCAAAATATATACAAATATATAAAGCCAAGGATAGTATTTGGCTTTTATATCACGCAATGAGGGAAGCTCTACGCAAATCTACTTCCACCATGACGTCGTTGATTCACGCATGAGCTTACTAGCGTGCCCTCACGAAGAATCAAACAGTTAAAGATCTTTGCCTGTCTGGACTGTAGTGAATAGCACGCGCAGATTATGTGCGTATAAGCTCCCTAATACATCGAATTCAACAACGAATGCCCGCACCTTGCGGGCGTTTTCGTTTCCGGCCCCACGGGCCACATCCCCAGGAGATCCGCATGCTGAGCTACGTGAACATCCACGGGCGGCCCGTGAGCGTCGCCCCCCCCCCATCGAAGTCAAGAAGAAAGCCCGCGCCCAGCCCGACGCGTTCCACAAAGGGTGGCGCGTCATGGGCATCCCGCCTGGCAGCCTGGAAAAGGCCCAGCAGGAGCACATCAAAAAGGCGCGCGACGCGGAAAAGCGCGGCAAACCGATTGCGGATTTCGACCACGGTGCGTGGATCGCAAAGGCGAAGAAAAAGCCGGTGCGCTCCAAGCCCTACGAGGTCATGACCGCTGCGATGCAGTGCAAGGAATTGGCCGACCGCTCGGGATGGCTGGCCTTGGAGCTCGCCGAGGTCACGAAAGGAGCGGTCGATGATTCGCGTTACTCCTTCTGAACCCTTCTGCGATGACCCGGATGTGCGCTACTTGCGCGAATCCCCGGGGCCACTTGCCGAGCAGGAGCGCATCCCGGGCCGCTGGCTTGTCGCTGTGCTTCTGGCCTTGATCGTCCTGTCCTGCAGCGCCTGCAGTGCGGCAGACGCGGCCCAGGAGCCCAGCGCCCGCGCGGTCGATCTCAAGCGCGCAGCCATGTCGGCCTGGGCTTGCCCCGGCATGCATGCCGAGTGGTCCGGCGAGGTCGTTGTCTGCCTGCGGGAGCGGCCGTGATGCGCGCGCTGCTCCATGTCTTCATCTGGTCCGCCGTCAGCGCGGCCACCCTCGCCGCTGCAGCGGCCATTGCCGCATGAAAGCCACCGACACCCCTCCCCTGCTGTCCCTGCGCGTCACTGACGTGGCAGCCATGGACGACATCTACCTGGTCGTGGAGCCCGGGGCCGAGCGCTTCGGCGGTTCGCCCACCCTGATCGTGCACTCCATGTCCCGCACCTGGTGCGCCGCCCTGCCAGACGCCGATCCGCTCGGCGCGCTCGCTCGCATGGGTCCAGCCAAGCTGCGCGAAGCCCTCGAATACAGCCGGCCCACGTCCCGCCTCGACTCCGACCGCATGCGCGACCTCATGACCGACATGTGCGCAGTCATCCCACTGGCTGTCCAGCAACACATCTATCGCAATCCATCATGACGAACTCCATACGCCAGATGCTGGCCGCGAAGGTCGCAAAGCGCGCCGACGCGGTGCGAGTCCTCTACGAAGAGATCCACATCGAGCCAGGCTTCAACCTGCGCCTGGGCGGCGCCGAGCTCGAAGAGTCCATCGAAGCCCTGGCACAGCACATCATCGACGGCGGCACCTACCCACCCCTGGAACTGCGCGTGCGTGATGCGGGCGGCATGTACATCGTGGACGGCCACCGCCGCCACGCAGCCATCGGCTTGGCACTGGAGCGCGGTGCGCCGCTGGAGGATCCGCGCGACGGCAAGATCTGGATCCCCATGGTGCTCTTTGAGGGCAACGATGCAGACCGCACGGCTCGCATCATCACCAGCGCCGCCAACAAGCCGTTGACACCCCTGGAGATGGCCGAGGGCTACAAGCGCCTCCGGGCCTTCGGCTGGGCGCCGGCCCACATTGCTAAGAAAGTGGGCAAATCGGCAGAGCATGTGCAGCAGATGCTGGCCCTGGGTGACGCTCCTACCCCCGTGCGCGACATGGTCACGGCCGGCGACGTGTCTGCAAGCCATGCCGCCAAGACGGCCCGCTCTCTTGGCGGCGACAAGGCTGCGGAAATGCTCGCCGCCCAGGTCAGCGAGGCGAAGGCCCAGGGCGCAGCGCGCGTGACGCCCAAGACCATCGGCGGCGGCAAGACCAGCGCCAGCCAGGCCCGCGCAGATTCAAAGCACCTCGATTTCCTGATCACCGAGGGCGCGCGTGTATGCCAGGGCAGCCGATCCGACTTGGCCACGCCAGACGGGCAACAGGGCTACTGGCTCGAATGGCCCAGCGGCGCAACACAGCCCGGCATCTTCGAGACCGCACGCCTCGCCATCGATACCGCAATCAAGCAGCAGATCACCACATGACCAGCCACACACACGACATTGCCGCGCAACGCGCGGAACGCGACCGCCAAGCAGCTCTCAGCGCCAGCCGCCGTGCGCGGTCGATCTGGTGGGAGCAGCAGGCCCCGGCTCGCTGCGCCAGCTGCGGGGCGCCGGTTGAATCCCCGCCCAAGCCCGGCGAAGGCCTGCCCTGCGGCCACTGAATCAACTACTGACAGACCATTCCGTCACGTCACTGCCTTGTTGAGTAACGCTCCTCCACCTCTGTGAGCAGCGCGGGCAGTTCCAGAACCGAATATAGGTGCTGATCATGTCCCGATCTCTTCCCTCTTCTTGCTCCAAGTGGTGAGACCAGTCTTTGGCAGGAGCCAGTCGAACCGCCTCACAGAGATCGCAGTCATCTGTAGCCATAGAAACTCCCTTCATTTCCGAAAGCGGGGCTGCGATTAAGGCCCCTGCCGTAGCCATTGTCCACTGGTGAATACGGCCGCTTTCCCGAAGCCCTCCCGGTATGCCGCGAGGGCTTTCCTGTTTCTGGAGCCCGCATGGACCACAAACCTGTTGCCGCCCTGTACGTCGAGACGGGCGGCGCGTATTTCGACCTGCCCAATGTTGACGCCTGGGACGAGGCGCGCGATGCCCGAAGGTACTCAGGGCCGCACCCTGTTGTCTGCCACTCCCCCTGCCAACGATGGGGCAAATATTGGCACGGCTCACCACGCAAGCCCCACCAGTACCGGCTGGGAGAGGACGGCGGGTGCTTCGCAGCGGCACTGACAGCAGTGCGCAACTACGGCGGCGTACTGGAGCACCCCAAAGACTCGCTAGCCTGGGAGTTCTTCGGCCTGACGACGCCTCCTGCAGCTGGCGGTTGGGTGCGAGCAGACAACCGGGGCGGCTGGACATGCTGTGTCTGGCAAGGCCACTACGGGCACTTTGCCGGCAAGGGTACGTGGCTCTACTCAGTCCCGCGAGACCCCGCAGATCTACCGCAGCTCATTTGGGGGCCGAGCGACAACAGCGGTCCGACACCCGAAATGGTCACGCGCTACGGATACGCGAAGGCGCGGCGCGTCGGCCGCATGGCGCTTGTCGGCGGCAAGGACAAGACCCGAATCCGTGAAGCCACCCCCCCCCCAGTTCCGAGACCTGCTGCTGTCGATTGCTCGATCAGCACGGCGCACCCCATGACCCCGACCCCACCCCAGGCCGCGTGCCAGCAGCTGCTGCAGCGCGCAGGCCACGTCATCAACACCACCAAAGCGCTCTGGCGCATAGAGGCAACCTCATGACAGCAACGAAGCAAACGCCCGAAATGATCCTGGCCAGTTCCCCGGAGGCCGCAAGCATCCAGACCGTCACTGGTTGGGTTGCGCGCAACGGCCGGTTCTGGGGTGATGACGAGCGCATGGCGCGCTTCTGCGGATCGACGCACAGGATTTGCGAAACGAATCCGGAGCACGGCCCAGTGGAGAAAAGCTCCTACTGCGAAGCGTGCCACGCCGAAAAGAAGGAGGCCCAGTGGCAGGCCATGCCGAAGGCGCCTCTTTCTGAGGAGCTGTTGCCGCTGTGCGTGTTCGACAGCGACCGTTTCTTTTTCGACATCGAAGACCTGCGCTACTGGCTGGATGAGCACGCGCTGAAGCCCGAAGGCGTCCGCCTCGTGCAATGCGAGCCAGTGCGCGCGGAGCCCATCGACCCCAATGACCACTTCGCGGACGACCTGCCAGAAGACGGCGAGGTCCCGGACGCGCTGCGCGAGGCATTCAATGCCCTGAACGCAGTGATTGCGACGTGCGAGCCTCTTTGCTGGCGGCCCGCAAACGAGCTGGGAGTCCTGCTCCCCGCCGACTTCCTCAACCCCGCAGACACCACGGAGCAAGCAGCATGACAGCAATCCAACGCTTTGCCCTCCACGGCACCATCATGAATCCCCACTCCAGCGGCCCGTATGTGCGCCACGAGGACCACCTGGCCGCGATGCAGGGTCGATGCCTGGCCCAGATCGAGGAGCCGGCCGGGGCAGCTCCTGCCGCTGTTGCGCCCCAGGGCGAGTACCCGCCGCTGCCTGAAGGTGTGATGTTCATCGAGCAGATCGGCGGCGATGTCATTGCCAGGCCGACCGAATACGCCTATTTCAAGAATGCACGCGGGGTCGTGCATGGAGCGCAGCTGTTCACCGCCGACCAACTGCGCGCCTACTTCGACCTGGGCCGCCAGGCTGCGCCCGCCCTGGAAGCGCCTGCAGCCCCTGGGACACCGCCCCTGACGCCCGATGAAGCGCGCTGGGCAGCACGCAGCGCCGACAACATGCGCGGCCCCTCGGACACGACCAGTGGCGCGGCATACGCGATGGCGGGCGCCATGGCACTCGCCAAGAAGCTGGCAGCAGCGCCCCAGGCACCTGCTGCGCCCGACGATGTGCTCTGCTACATCCGCCCCGGGGCCACGCTGCCGCTGGAGGCCGACGACGATATGGCTGCGGCGGCATGCCGCATCGTAGACCTGACGCAGGGCGATCCAGATGACCATCGCTACGACGACGGAACAAAGTGCGCCAAGGATATCTACCGCGCCATGGTCGCGGCCGCCCTCGCATCTGCGCCAGCGGCAGCACCTGCTGCGCCCGTCTTGCAACTGCCTGCAGCGCGTGCCGGCCGCATCTATGTCGCGGGGCCCATGACAGGCCTGCCCGATCACAACTTCCCGGCGTTCAACCACGCGGCGGCCGCGCTGCGCGCCAAGGGCTGGCACGTCGAGAACCCGGCAGAGCATGGCATCTTGGAGGGCGCAGAGTGGGCCGACTACCTGCACTACGACATGGGTCGTCTGGCAACCTGCGAGGCCATCCACCTGCTTCCCGGATGGAGCCAGTCGCGCGGCGCAGCCCTGGAGGTTCATGTCGCATCGGTGCTGGGCATGAAATTCCAGTATGCCGAGGGCGCCGAGATTTACCACCCGCCAGCGGCAGCACCTGCTGCGCCTGCAGTGGATGCGAGCGACACGGCGCTGCTGGATGCCATGACGCAGCAACGCATCGCCGTGGTGCCCGAGTTCGAAGGCCCGTGGGACGCGCAGATCTTCGGCGAAGACGAGGCCACCCTGGCATGCGGCAGCGGTGCGACTCCACGCAAAGCCATCGCCGAAGCCCTGGCATCGCTCGAAGTCCGCAAGGCCCACGACGCAGCCCAGGCCAAGGAAGGCGGTGCAGCATGAGCACGCTCGAAATCAAGGTGGGCCGCACCTATCGCGGCAAGCGCCCTGGCAACTCTCACGGCCTGGTGAACGACCGCACGGTCAAATGGATTTGCCGGCTTGATCAGGTGGTGCAGTACGACGGGCCCGCAGTGCGGATCGGAGCGCACTTCCCCAAGGTCAAGATCGCCGATTTCCTGAAATGGGCAGAGCGCGACGTGACCGACGAATTGCCCGCAGGCGAGTACGCGGCATGGCCTCTGCCCCGTGTCGCAGCCCAGGCAGCAGCCAAGGGGGCGTGAGCATGGGATACACCCTGAACCCGCGAAACAAGGCGGCAGGCGACTTCGACGCCGGCGGATTCTCGTGGCCGTGGATGTTGGATGCCGGCGTCGGCCTGCCCCTGGGCTATGGCAAGGCCTTCGTGCCTGGACAGTACGTCGCGCGGAATCGCAAGGATGGACTGTGCGTTTCCAAAAACGATGGCGCCCGGGTCTCGGCCTCCGAAGCGAAGCAGATGGCGCAGATCGCTCGCTGGGTGGCCGACCTGCAGGACAGCCTGTATGCCGAGTGGGAAAAGATGCCGGCCAGCGAACAGCAGCGCATGCGTGACGACCGCACCCGCCTTTACACCCTGCCCGTGCGCCGCGACTTCGTTGAGGAAACGCGCGCATTTGCTGACTGGGCCGAGAAGTCTGGAGGCTTCCGTGTCTGGTAACGAACCATCGCGCCCCACTGGGCACAAGGAGAGCACATGAAAGAACACCCACCATTCGGCACGGCGCCGATCCGCTGCGGCCGCACGCGCTGCAGCTGGCGCGGCTACGAAACCGACCTGAACAAGGTGCCCAGCACCATCGGCGGCTTGCGCTGTACCAGCATTGCATGCCCGACCTGCGGCTGCGACAGCTACTCGTTCATGACGGTCGGCGAGATCCAGGCATGGGAACGGAAGCAGCGCGCCCAGGCGCAGCAGAAAGGACCGGCATGACCAACTTCATGGGCAACAAGGTATTCATCAGCCACGACATCCCGAAGATGCAGCTCAGCGAAGGCTGCCCTGTCACGCCGGAGTTTCGCATCGAGATGAATGCCTGGATGCGCGATTTCTTCGGCGTGACCAATCTCCTGGATGACGGCGAGTGCCTACACGACCGGCTCAACAAAGCCCTGCACATGAACCCTCGCACCTGGGACCGCGTTCGCGCGCAGCCGAGAAAGGACAGACCCCGTGACAACAACAAAGACCATCGCCATGGAAGGCACGCCCGTTGAGATCGGCGCCGCCGTTTTCATCAACCTGTGCATACCAGCGGTCCAGCAGGCGCAGACCCAACTTCAAGCCACGCCAAACCAGCTCGCACAGCTGTACTGCGGCTTTCTGCAGGCATGCATGGGCGCCATGGCCAATGACTTTGGCCAGGAACAAGCCGCATCCATCGGGCAGACCATGGTCGATACATTCCGGTGTGTCGATATGGGCCGGGACGCGGCAAAGCACTGAGGAGAGCACCGTGACCACAGCACCAACACCTCCAGCGGTCGCCATGGCGGACCTACTCGAATACCTGGATGACGGCGGCCTGCAATTCGACGGACAGCCCCTGCCGGACGCTGCCGGCGCAGAGTTGATACGGCTCCAGGCCGAGCTCGAGTGTCTTCGGAAAGAGCTGGAGGCGCGCAAGCCGCTGCCATGGGAGCCTGGGTTTGATTTCATGGCCCCAGGGCAGGAGGAACTGGCAATGCAGTTCTGCCTTGAAATCGCTGGCCCGCGCGGCAGGAAGGGCAGCCCGCCCGATCCTGTTCGCTTGATGGAGATGTGCCAGGCGCTCTACAAGGCCGAGGCGGACGCACGGCTGGTTGACAAATCGCCGAATCTGCAAGAACCGCTGGTTGACAAAACCGCAAATTTGCAAGATCGGCCCACGCCGCTGAGCGATGACGACCGCCTGCGCCTGCGCTCCGATGTCGCCCGCGCGATCTGGGACGTGATGCGCGAGCATGAGGATCGGTGCGACCACGCGCTCGAAGACGTGGAACCAAAGCACCAAGTATGGGACTGCGCCGATGCGGCAATCAAGGCCGTCCACGGCATCACCGGAGGATCGTCATGAGCAAGCGTGACGTGCGCCAGGCCAGGAAATGGCGAGACGAGGAGAAGCACTACAGAGAACCCGCCGAGAGCGGGTTTTCTTATGCCTGAGCCGCCCAGCGCCAGCGCCTGGGAAGCCGCTGACCGCGCATATCAGGCCCACCACTTTCAGTGCCCGCAATGCATAGCGGCCGGCATCACGCGGTCTCAGCCGCGATGCGAGGCCGGGGACGCGCTGTGGTCCGCATATCAGCATGAGCGCGACCCGCGCGTGCAGCAGCCGAAAAAATTAGGAGTGAAACAACATGAGCCTCACTCTCACGCGAGAAGAAATTGAAGAGTTGACGGGCTACCAGTGGCCATCCAAGCAGCTCAGCATCCTGCGCCAGCAGGGATTTTTCAGGGCGCGCATTGGCCGCGCTGGCAATGTGCTGCTGGAGCGCACCCATTACACCGCAGTGTGCGCCGGCGGCGCCATCAAGACAGACAGGCCCCAGGTCCGTATCCCCAAGCTCCGACAAGTCGCATGAAGAAGAAAAACCACCTGCCGAAGGGCGTGCATGCAAAGCATGGCGCCTACTACCTGGTCCGCCAGGTCAACAAGCAGCGGTCCTGGATACGGCTGTCGGCCATAGCCGATGGCCTACCCGCCCTGTATCGCGCACTGGCAGATGCCGAAATGCGCGGCGCAGTGGATGACCGCATGCAGGCGATCTGCAGCCAGTGGCTTCAGGAGGTCAGCACGAAGCACGCGAAGAAGACCCAGGCGAATGACATCTACCAGGTCCGGACAATTTCCCAGGCATTCGCCGAATTCCGGGCCGAGGATGTACGCACGCCGGATGCAGTGGAGTTCCTGAAGGCTTTCGCGAAGATGCCCAGGACATATAACGCATACCGCTCAATGCTGCGCGAGCTAATGCGTTTTTCAGAGGAAAAGGGGTATAGAGAGTCGGGCGCGAATCCGGTGGACGCAATCCGGACTGCAAGTGTGAAGGCGCGCAACCGCTACATCACGGATAGCGAACTGCGGCGTGTGAAGGTGGCGGCGCTGCGCAGTGGCGGCCAGCGCGCGAAGCAGATCAACCCGGCGGGGCGGATGATCTGCGCCATCCTGGATATGGCCTACCTGACCGGCCAGCGAATCGGGGACGTGCTGGCCTTGCCCTGGGCCAACGTCGGGCGCGATGGCGTCTTGTTCCGGCCATCCAAGGTTGAGGACAGCACGGGCGCCCAGGTGCTGATCGAGTGGACGCCCAGGCTGCGCGAACTGGTTGCTCGGATCAGGGCGGAAAAGAATGTGGGCCTGAACTACGTGTTCACTGGACCTGACGGCGGCGCATACAGCTACGAGGCGCTGAAGTCTGCGTGGCGCCGCGCGCTGACCCGTGCCGGCGTGAAGGATGCCCACATCCACGACCTGCGAGCCAAGGCGCTGACGGACGTGGACCGACTGCACGGCGTCACTGCAGCTCAGCGAATGGGCGCTCACTCCACTCAGTCTCAAACTGCGGACTATGTGCGCCACAAGCAGGCAATTCGCTCAAAAGCGACCCGCTGA